ATGAACAAATCGCACAGCCAGCAGACATCCGGGTCATATCCAAAGTGATAATGGACGATGTCCTTCAGCTGATCGTGGGCGATGTTATAGAAAAACTTAGTGATGTCACATTTCAGGATATAGCCCTCAAAGCCATATCTCCGGTAAAACTGCTCCATCTGCTCATTCAGCCGGTCCAGGCCAAACAAGGTCCCCTTGCCCTTCTGCCCAGCGCAGTTGTCGTAGATAAAAACCCGCCCCAGCCTCGGCATAATGACATTATCACAGAGACTGTGCTGTATGACCTTGTCCTTAAAAGAGGTCGTCTGGATCACCCGCTCCTTCGGCTCGTAGACCTTGAACTCGTTGTAGTCCGATACCCGGTAGGTCTTGGCCTGCAGCTGCGCGATCAGGGTGTGGATGCCGTCCAGAGCGGCCAGATTGAACCGCGCCGAACTCTTTTTATACCCCTTGCCCCGCTTCGCCTTGCGGAACGCCTGATACATATTGTTGAAGTCGATCACTTTCTCAAAGTCGGTCATACAGCATAGTCCTTTTTGTTTATCCCCGGCAGATGCCGTGGAAAGGTTGTGCATTCTTTTGATGTGGCGTATGGATTTCGGCTTCTGCCTACTCTGTCGAACATTCCACCAATACGGGCGGACGCCGTTGTTGTCGTTGTTGTAGTGGTTGTTGTTGATGTTGCCGGACGGCGCAACGCAAAGGGAAAATACAACGCACAGCCTGTATCAATCATTTCCGTTCCTTGGTCCGCCAGGCGATGGACATGTATTTCACGTCCGTCACCATCTTGGACCAGTATTCGGATGATTTATCATTCAGAAGCCCCAGGTTCATGGATAGCTCAATGTAAAACAACAGCTCATCGCAGAGGGTAATCGCTCGGGTGATGGTCTCGCACCGCTCCCGCTTGTTGCTCACATTGTTGATCCTGTTGGCTTCCAGCAGTATTTCGTAGATGTCCAGACTCTTGATCTGGATTCGGTCCACCAGAGAATGGCGGTATTTCTTGGGGTATCTGTTGCAGTTTGAGGTCAGCTTGAAAGAATGGACCGCCAACTCCTTTGCCTTGACGATCACCTTCAGGTCGTTCTCAGCCATTGTTACTTCTCAGAAGATTCAAAGATAGAAGATTCAAAAAGTAAAAACGGGCGGACGCCGTTGCTGTCGCGGCTGTAGTGGAAGTAGCTGACGTAGCCGGACGGCGCAACGCAAACCACCCAGTCGGGCGCATCGTGAGGCTGCGCGGACTCGGGAGTGGCCAGCCACCACCACTTGTTGACCTTGTACTGGTCGAAGATTTTGACGTTTGCCCGGTAGAAGTCCAAGGTGGGCAGGCTGATGAGGGATTCCAGGTCTGCATAGGGTTTCAGACCGTCCAGGGTGGTCAGGTCGGCCTTGATGGTGCAGAGGCTTTCCTCTCCCACGTCAGCGATGATCTTGGGCAGCAACTCTTCCTGCAGCTTTTTCAGCACAGTGCTCTCCGCCAGACTGTTGCTGTCGCCGAATCGGGAGGTAAACAGAATGTCCTTCGCCACAGCAGGCGTCATGCCGTCCACGCTGGGGAACTTGATAAACTCAATGCCACCCACCTTGAAAGTCTCGCCATCTTTGACGTCCGCCAGAGAAACACCCTTGCCAGCCTTCGTCTTTTCCGCCATGCGCAAGACCTGCGCTCTCTCATCCTCACTCAGCTTGTCCAGGTTCAAAATCACTTCGTTCATGGTGCTGCTCCTTTCACTTCGATACAAAGATATTAGATTTTAAGATACAAAACGGGCGGACGCCGCCGTAGTCGCTGCTGAAGCGGATGCAGTTGATGTTGCCGGACGGCGCAACGCACTTCACCCAGGATTCATTTTCGTGTCTGGCCGTGCTGAAGGGAGTGGCGAGCCACCACCATTTGCCGGACTTGTGCTTGTCCAGAATTTCCACATATCGACGGTACAGGTCCGCCGTCAGCAGAGAAGCCTTGCGCCGGATCTTGCCGTAGTCCTTCAGACCGTCATCCGCGGTCAGGTCTACCGTATGCTCTACCAGGTTCTCTGCACCCACAATGGCGCTGATCTCATCGGCAAACTTGCCGCATTCCGCATCCACAGCGGAACCGTCATAGTTGTTGTTCTTGCCGAATGCCATGCTGTCCACCAGCAGCTCCTTGCGGATTACCGCCGTGGTGTCGCCGGACTGCTCCAGGACCACGAACTCATGCTTGCCGATCTTGAAAGTGCCTGCCACCGCAATGTCGGCCAGCCGGATGCTCGATACACCCAACGTCTCCCGCAGCTGATCCACCTGCTCAGCGGTCAGCTCGATCTGCTGCCCACAAATGTTGATGTAATTTTTCATGATACTTACCTCCTGTATTTTTCGCCTCCGTTAGGCGTACTTATTGATCAACGCAGTCGCCAAAACAAACACCGACACCGTAAGCCAAACAATTTAGGGCCAAACCAAAGGATTTTCCCACCATGTCATGTGCCCGCACTTTCTTTGGCGACTGTTATGTTGAAAGTTATCCCTCAATTCCTCTTTTCTCGATTTTCGCAATAGCAATTCATCAACGGCTCATCCGGCTCGCAAAAACAACAAGGCTTCCCGTCAGCGGAGCTGGGCGGATAGTATACACAAGATTCGCAACTCCAGTCAGCCATTGTCAGCCTCCTTCCAGACTTGGTACAATGCCCACGCAACAGGATTTCTGATATACCCAAGGCCTTTGGCTCGGCCATACTCTTCCCAGAATCTTTTGACCGCTTTTTCAGGTGTCATAATCAGCACCTCCCATCAGTTCGGGATTGTCGTGGATGTTCTCTGACTGAAAACATTGATGTTCACAGGAATTCCCGCCACAAAGCATTCTGCGGCAAGACGGCGATACTCATGCTCATACCAGCGCCAGCGCTTTGGGTCTGAAGCGCGCCAGTCAGGATCGCTAAGCAGAATGAAACCCACAGCAGTGGTATCATGCGGTTCCAGCATCAAAAGCCGCAGCATAACCGCCATCGTCTTCCCTGAGCGACGACCGACCGGAAAAGGGCAGAGTTTGTCAAGCGCAAATTTTTTCTGCCAATCCTTCGGCTGAATACGGATCGCCCTGCAAACCATCCGCAGCTTGTACCTCGGAAACCAGTGGCACAGCAGCGCCTTCAGTGTTCTGCATTTATAGAGTGGAATCAGTCTCCCCATCAACCGTCACCGCCTTTCTAACCTAAGTGAGGCTCGGCATACAGTCCCGAGTCTTCATACCGCTTCAACTGCCCCCGCAGTTCCGCAAAGGCCCAGGCCGCACTGTACAAGAGCGCCAGCGTGCCCTCCATGGTGTCCACGTCGTCATACAGCCACTCTGCCATCATAATGGAGAAGTTTGCCGGATTCTGTGGGCACTCCACCTCTGGCAGGAACTTGGCGATCAGGCCACGCATCAGATCATCCAGGCTGATGTCCGAGCACTCCGGAGGCGGCCCATACCTGCGAACCCAAGTCTCCCGGTCTTTGATGTAGAACAGATTCAGTGCATTTTCGATATTATCCTTCGGTGCATCAGTTGTCAGTCGCTTCATTGGCTCATCCCCTTCCAAACGAACTTACTGGCCTTCTCATCGCAGTTGTAACACGCACAAGGCGTCTCGCAGTTCTCGCACTCGCAGTCGCAATCGGGATTACTGTTTGTATTAGCACACAGAACACATACATCAACGCAGTCATGCACGCCTGCAAGCAAAGCATCGAATTCCGACTTCTTTTCGTGCAAGCTCTGCTGTGCATCCGCTAGGCGCTTGCCCAACTCGCTCCGGGCCTCCTCGCTGGCAGTGAGACTGCCCTGCAGGCCCTCGATCAGAGCCGCGGCCTCCCGGATGATGGCGCAGCCGTGGATGCTGCAGTCATGCTCCTGCCCGCAGCCAAAGCACCGGTGGTTGTCGGTGGAGATCCGGCGCAAATCTCTCAAAATACTTTCAGGGTTTCTCAAAACGGCAGCTCTCCTTCCTCCCCGTCGGGCAGCTCTTGGGGTTCCTGGCTCACAGGCGCTCTGCGGTCGGATTCCGACCGCGCTGGGCGGCTGTCCCCAAAATACACGTTGTCAGCCACCACTTCTGCGCTCCGGCGCTTGCCGCCCTCCTTGTCTGTCCAGTCCCGGATCTGCAAACGCCCCTCCACCACGGCCATCCGACCTTTGGCGAAATACTTGCTCACAAACTCCGCCGTTGCACGCCATGCCACGATGTCGATAAAGTCGGTTTCTGTTTCTCCGCTCTGGCCCCGGTAATCCCGGTCCACCGCAAGAGTAAACCCCGTCACCGCCGTACCGTTCCCCGTGTGCCGCAGTTCCGGGTCCCGGGTCAGCCGGCCCATCAAAATGATTTTATTCAGCATTTTTATCCTCTCTCCCGCTTTTGCCGCAAAGCTCTCGCGGCAGCCTTTCCCCGGATTGCCGCGCTGGTCCAGTTGTCCCCTTTCGCAATCTCCGTTTTGCGGACCTTATGAAATTCTGCCAGTTCTTTCTGATAAATGCCCCACTCCTCGCAAACTTCCGGGTCGTGGCAAACAATGCTGCGCCGCGGACAATCCGTCCTGCAGGGCGGTGTCGGCTTGCTCATGCCGTCACCTCCGCCAGAAACACAAGCAGAATCAGTGAAAACGCGATGTAGCCCAGCAGCCGGAGAGTTTCTCTCCGGCGCTGTTTCTTTTCCATCCGTGTCATTCCAGTCTCCTTTCTGTCAACGGCAGCCATTTGTCAAAGTCTTCAAATTCCTCACAGCTCAAATCGCTGTTCGGGTCAATAAACGGGTACTGGTCATCCGGGCCGCCAACACAGCGGGCCAGCTGATAGTCCACGCCGCCCATGACGTTTTCTTGACTCAGCAACACCAGCTGTCCTTCCTTGGGCCAATCTTCCTCATCCAGCCAGCGCCACCGGGCAGGGGTGGCCGCCGTCTGTTTCGGCTCCTGGCTCTGCGCCTTGCCGTACTCTTCCAGCGCGATGCAGGCCAGCATGTCCCACGTTTCGATCCAGCTGCGCTCAACACGTTTGCCGCCTTCCTTTTTCAGAGATAATCCTTTTGGTCCACCCTCTCCATCCGTGTCGCCGCCACCCCATCCGTGGTGCCGATGGTTCATTTTCAGCGCCTCAAAGCCTTCCCTGCGGGTTTTGATTCCGTCAAAGATACCGCCTCTGACTAACATATGCCCGCACAGCTTCAACGCTTCGAAAAACTCCACATCCTCCGCGGCCCGCTGCTCCAGATAAGTGTCCATCTCGATCTTGCTCCGGTAAGTCGGCCCACCGGCGGCAAATTTTTTCACATCCTGCACCGTCGGCGTCCGGTGGTTGTCAATGGACCAATCCAACAGCCGATATTGCTGCTCCTGTGGCAGCTTGCTGATCTCATAGGCAACAGACTCATTCATCCGGCGCTCTTCCCAATCCCGCTTGAAACCCGGGACGCAAAGATTTTCCTTAATGGCGTTCAACTGCGCCAATTTGGTGGAAGACACCTGCAGCGCCTCAGCCACCCGGTCCCGGATGCGGCCGGGCAACTCTTCTCCGGCCTCTTTCCGTTTCACATAGGCTTCTGTCAGCCGCCGGGCCTCTTCCGCCAGCGTCTGGGCGTCCTTCTTCCGTTGCCGGTTTGCTTCAATGATTGCACACTGCTCCTGGGCCTCCGTCAGATCCGGCAGCACCCGGCAGGGCGCCATCTGCCACTTGTCCGTCTCGCAGGCGGCGTGCAGGTTTTGCAGTGCCCACAGCCGGTTATGGCCGGAGATCAGCCGATAGCCCCCCAGCAGCTTGTCCTGCACCACCGTCAGCGGTTCCAGAAGACCGTTTGCCTCAATGCTCTCCTGCAAAGTCTCCCGCTCTGGCAGGCTCAGCGCCGGATAGAAGTTCTTCCCGTTCCGGTGGATCTCCATCACGTCTATGTACTGCAGCGTGTCAGACCCGGCAGGCTTCAGCTGCGCCCGCAGCACGGCAGCCACGTTTACTTCCGGCCGCTTACTTGCCATGCTCCACCCCTCCGATCTGATTCAGATACTCCCGCACAAATGCACGGTAGTTTCTAGCCGCCCAACTGTGCGGAGAAAAATCCACCAGCTGTTTGTCGGAATATGTGCTGCGCCGCACAGCCGGCGAATAGCTCACCCACTGTTGGAACACCGGCAGTCCTGCATCTTTCAGATATTCAGCCGCCTGATTTTCCTCTATTGTCCTGCGGAAGCTGGTCAGCAGGATCCCCGCAACTCTAAGCCGGGGATTGATTGCCCGCATCTTTCTCACCATTTTCAGCAACGTGGCCATGCCCTTTGTGGAAAAGGCGTCTACGCTCAGTGGGATGATCACGTCGTCAGCCGCAATCAGCGCCGCGGCACTGGCCGTGGTAAATCCGGTGGGGCAGTCGCAGATTGCAAAATCGTACGCGTCGTCCTCTGCCATGCAGATTCGAAGATCGTCCAGTTGTGTCACCCAACTGGCACGGCGCTCCGGATCAATGTCCATTTCCTCCACAAACAGCCTGTCGTCCGCCGGAATGAGGTCCAAGTCCTCCATTACCGGCGTCACAAAATCACCGTAGAAAGGCTCGTGAGTGCCTTCCAACACCTCCAGAATGGTGGTCGCGGATCCCGCGTCAACGCCCATGTACTGCGTCAGGTTGCCCTGACCGTCACAGTCCAGCAGGCAAACACGCTTCCGGTGATCCTTCACCAGAATGTGCGCCATGGTGGCAGCGGTAATGGATTTTCCAACGCCGCCTTTCAGGTTAAAAATCACTATCGTTCGCATAAAACCCTCTCTTGTTTATCGCTTTTTCTTGTGGTGCGCGGTGGTTTGCTCCGCGCCGATTTTCTTGGGCGCGTCCGGGTTTCCCCGCTTCCACCGCGGGAAATAACTCTGTCGGAATGTCTCCCCTCTGAGACTGCGGAACTCAACCGTGTAAAATCGATTCTCCGGATGGATGTAAACCACACGGCAGTTCTGTGGCGTCGGTTCAAAGCCTGGCGAGGATCCAAACTCCGGCACTTCCATCCGCTTTTCGTTCAGCTCCATGCTGTCCTCACTTCACAAAAGTTTCCCGGAAGGTGTTGGTCTGCTTGTAAAAGCTCAGTGTCACCGTTCCGGTGTCTCCGTGTCGGTTCTTCGCCACGATCACGTCCATCAGGGACGGCATCGCTGCCGCCTCCTTGGGCCGTTCGTCGTAATAGTCCGGCCGGTGCAGCAGGATCACGCCGTCTGCGTCCTGTTCGCTGGCACCCGTCTCTCGCATATCGCTCATCCGGGGCCGCTTGTTGTTCCGTTGTTCGTTTTCGCGGTTCAGCTGTGCCAGGCACAGCACCGGTGCGTCCAGCGTCATAGCCAGTCGTTTCAGCGTGTGCGCCGCGTTGGCGTACTCGATGTCATTCCGCTGTCGGCCGGAGACCTGCAGCAGACTGAAATGGTCCACGATTACCAGGCGAATGTCCTTCCGGCTCCGGGCGATTGCACTGATGCGATCTGCGGTGTATGTATTGCCATCCGTCAGATACATCCTGCTTTTGGCAATTTTGGTCGTTGCCTCCGCCACGGCTTCGTACTCCTTCTCCGTCAGCGTGTCCGCCAGAATGTGTTTGCTGTTTACCTTGGCCAGCGACGCCACCCGGCGAGCCATTACCTGATTGCTGGTCATTTCCATGCTGAAAAACAGCACCGTCCCAATGTTCTGGGCTACCCACTCCGCAATGAACAGCGCCAACGCCGTCTTGCCCACCGCAGGCCGGGCCGCCAGAAAGTACAGGCCACCGTTTTGCAGCCCGCCGGAAAGATACTTGTCCAGTTCTCGGAAACCCGTCCGCGTGTACGGCTTCACGCCGTCGTCAATGCGCTCACGCATCTGGTAAAAGGCATCCACCTGATCGCCGGGGGCCATCAGCTCCGACGCCGCCCGGCCGTTTACATCGGTCACCGCCGCTTCCAGCGCCGGCAGGATCACGTCCTCCCCCTCTCCGGCTTCCAGTTGCTCCTGGGCAAGGGTGAGGGCTTCTTTGAGCTTCCGGCGTTTGCTGCGCTCCAAAACGATTTGTGCGTACTCCATCACGTTGGCACTGGTCGGCGTAATGTTCATCAAGTCTGCCAGATAGCGCCGCATTTCCTGGTCGTTTCCGATGCGCTCTGCACGCAGCACCGCGGCTGTGGTTAGGCCGTCGATGGGCTTGCCCTCTTTGTCCATGGCCAGCAACACCCGGTAGATCTGTCGGTTCAGCTCGCTGGAGAAGTCGCCCTCCCGCAAAACCTGCGCCACCCGGTGCAAGCACGGCGAATCAATCAACACAGAGCCCAGCACAGCCTGCTCCGCCTCAACGGCCCAAAGCATTTCTCTGCTCACTCGTAAATGTCCACCTCCTCACCGTCCACGATTTTGGTGCCCACATACCGCCGTTGCTCCCCCTGGTCGGATTCCGACACGCCCAGGGACTCCGCATCCTTCCAGCGCTCCTTCCGCAGAAAGCGGCAGACGTAAGGAATGCCCACGCCCCGCTTCCACTCATCTGTGGCCATCAGCTTTTGCAATCCTGCGGCGATTTCCGCCAGCAGCGCATCGTCGGGCTGTAGCTTGTCCCATTCGTCCATGGCAGCCTGCTTGTCCTTCCGACCCTTTTCGGGGTAAAACTGCCAGAACTTTTCAAATCGCTCCGGCTTCCAGTCCGGCGCCTTTCTGGGTTCTCTTTTTTTGCGTTCGCGCCGCCCCCCTTTGGGGGGATATAGGGGGGTATTTAAATTATTATTCTGTTCTGTCGGATTTCCCGTTGTCGGGAAAACCGTTGCCGGATTTCCCGACAACGGTGGAGGTTCTTCCTGCAAAACAAACACGTTGCCGGAGAACTTTCCCGCCTCATTGTGGGCCTGCTCTTTCACCAGATATCCGACCTCCTGCAGTTCCTCCAGCCCACTCCGAATCTGATCTCGGCCGACACCTGCAAGTCCGGCTAAGCCGGAAATCGTATAGTTCCAGTCCTCCGGCAAGCTCTGCAGAAGCAAGAACAGCCCTCTGGCCTTCAAGCTCAATCGACTGTCCTGCGCCACAGACCGGTAGACCGTGGTAAACCCTTTCCGGCGGCCGCATTTATACGTGCTTTCTGCCACTCCTTCCGCACCCTCTCTCGACCCAATCCAGAAACGCAAAAATTCGGGACGTCGCGGCGATCACGCCCAGCAGCATGAAAAAGAATGCCCATCCGCTCACAGATATTCCCCTCCTTCCCGAGGGAAATTGCCGCTTGCATTTGCGCTCTGGTGTGGTATAATGAATTTACTATCGTTCGTAGGAGAGATCCTTCGGACAGACCGCTTCGACGTTCCCTCAAACGTTGGAGCGGTCTTTTTTTGTGCCTCCACGGGGTAGATCACCGAGTACGCTGCGCTGATGAGCCCCTCCAGCTCACAGGTGATGTCCTCAAACAGCGCCCGCTCAGACTCGTCGATAATGCCGTCCTCCGCGATGCGAAGCAGCTGCCTGTGGTGGTCACGGAAGTCAGCCGCCCTGTTGATCAGTGAGATCACCGCCGTCGGCAGGCTCTGCAGTCTGATCTCCGGCAGCACGTTCAATGGCGCTGCGGACATCTGCAGGTGTTCCAGCGCCAGCCAGGGCGCACCGTAGGTCTGCACCATCTGCGCCACCGTGCTGTTGGGCGGGATGCGCAGGTCGTTCTCGTAGGCCTTCACGCTCTCCACGGAGAGTTCCAGCAGCTCCGCTGCCTGCTCCTGTGTCAAACGTGCCGCCTTGCGAGCCGTTTGATAGATATTTGTGTAGTTCTCCGGCATGGTCATGCCTCCTTCTTCTGTGCTACGATGACATCGATCTCATTCAGGAAGAACCGGATGTGCTCCAACCGGGTTGAGCCGGTCAGGTCCGTATTTTCGCAGATGTCCTGAATGGTTCTCACAGCGGCATACGGCCCGAACCGCAGAGCCTCTTCTGCCCGCTTTCTGTAAAATTTCTCCCAACGGGTTCCCATACGTTCTCCTTTCATGACTGATACCCCATAAACTGCAGGAACGGCAATTTGGGGATTTTCACCCGCTTACCCACGATCATGGTGGGGAACCCCAATGCCTGGGGGCACTCCCGGGCCTGAATGCGGATCACCTGCGGATTGCAGCCGATCACACGCGCGACGATATCCGGCGTCAGGATTTCGGTTTCCATTGCTTCCACTTCTTTCAGTGTCATAGGTCATTCTCCTTTCATGCGGTGTTCTGGTCTCTGCCGAACAGGGCGTCGATAGTACACTTAAACAAATCTGCCAACTTGGGAAGCAAGTCAGCTCTGGGCATTGATGTACCATTTTCCCAACAGGTTACGGTGGTACGGTCAACACCGAGGTGATCAGCGACAGCCTGCTGACTGAGATTTGCTGCAAGGCGCAGTGCTTTTACTTCCATCACTTTCTCTCCTTTCCTAAAATGTGAAGTTTCTTCACATTTCGAATTATAGGTGAAGTTTCTCCACCTGTCAAGTATTTTTGTGAAAAATCTTCACATCTATTGAAATGTGAATTTATTTCACATACAATCAAGCCAGAGGTGAAGTTATGGAACAACTCAAAGTTCTGCGTAAACGGGAGCGCATGACCCAAGCTGAAATTGCTTTGAAGCTTGGTGTTGACCGCTCTACATACGCCAAATACGAAAACGGACAGAGTGAACCCAATTTTGAGACCATCCAGAAGCTCGCATCTCTCTATAACGTATCTGTTGACTTTTTGATTGGTGGGCCTGCCGCCCAAGCGTCAAAAGGCGGTGTGTCTATCCCCGTCCTGGGCGATGTGGCAGCCGGCATTCCAATCGAGGCGGTCACAGACATCGTGGATTATGAAGAGATCGATTCTGCCATGGCCGCCACCGGTGAGTTCTTCGGCCTGCGCATCAAGGGCAGCTCCATGGAGCCCCGGATGCGTGAGGGTGACGTGGTCATCGTCCGCAAGCAGGACGATGCCGAGACCGGCGACACCGTTGTTGTCCTCGTAAACGGCGACAGCGCCACCGTGAAGAAAATCAAAAAAGGGCCGGACGGGATACAGCTGATCCCGACCAACCCTGCGTATGATCCGATTTATTACACTGCAGCTGACATCGCCTCCCTCCCCGTCCGCATCATCGGCCGGGTCGTGGAGCTGCGAGCAAAATACTAAAAACGGTGTCGGTTCCCGACACCTGAAAGGAGTTCTCCATGGGATTTCGATTTCGCAAAAGCGTAAAGATGGGTCCCGTTCGGGTCAACCTGAGCAAGTCCGGCGTAGGTTACAGCGTTGGCGGCAAGGGCTACCGCGTCACCAAACGGGCTGACGGTAAGGTCCAGACCACTGCTTCCATCCCTGGCACTGGAGTTTCCCACGTCACCGTTCACGGCGACAGCAAGAAAGCAGAACCCGCAAAGCAGAAGTCCTCTGCTGGCGGCTGCCTTCCTGTTCTCCTTTTAGGCGCCATCGTGATTGGCTTCTTCATCTTCCTCCTCAGCGGCTGCTCCGGAGAGACCGATGCCCCGGAGGCCGACAATCCCCCGGCCGTGGAGGAAGTAATCCAGCAGGCGGCAACAGCGCTCCCGGAGGCTGAAGACACTCCTGATCCGGAACCGACACCCGAGCCGGAGCCGGAACCGGAGCCCGAACCCGAACCGGAGCCTGAACCCGAACCCGAGCCGGTACCCGAGCCTGAACCTGAACCGGAGAAACCAGTTGAGCAGCCTGCG